TTTAAAACTTCACACTTGAGATAAGGGCGGCAAAAGTTTTGCCAATGCCACCCTGTTTGTTAATTTTATGGTGTTTCAACAGTGATTGTTACGGTATCAGTAATAGGTGTATCAAGTGATACAAGTGTTCTTAAACCGCCTACGTAGTCAACTGCTTTGATTTCAGCCGTTACAACTACAGTATCTGCACTTACTCCAGTTAATGTATTTGTTGTTCCTTCTTTGTCAATTACAGTTCCTACATTTTCATCATCTACGCTCCATACTATTGCATAATATTGCAAGTTAAGTGTTTTATCAGGTGTTGCTGTAAGACCCAATGTTGCACCAACGTCAACTACAACAGCGTCACCAGCTGTAGTCAATGTCAAGGATGTCGGTGCGGTTACGCTTGGGATCCTGGTGCTTCAACTACGATAGCTTCTGCGCCTTCAACGAACGCTGCTTTTGCCAATAGTTTAATACCTTTCTCGAAGAATACTTTTACTCCGAAATTTGATAATGGTTGAATTCTTAAACCAACACCATTTGGGCTATCAATTACCTTAGTTTGTTCTGGGAAAGCATAACCTCTACCAGTAGCTACATAAGAGCATACGATACCAACGATATTGTCAAGATAACCAGCGTCAACGCCCATCCATTTTTCAGCTTCAGTCCATAATGCTTTCGAAGCCATAAAAATTGGTACGTTATTAATTGTTCCTTGATAACCTCTTGCTAAATTAGGAAGTACGCTTAAGTCTCTATCTAAAGCTCCAGACTGTAACATTTCTTGTGCGTAATTAGACCCACCAATGATAACAGAGCCTTTTTTCTTCCAATCTTTAATTAAACTAGGTCTTGCTAAACACAATCTACCTTCTGTTGGGAAGAAGTCGTGATAAGTTCCGCCATCACCATCATCTAAACTAGCGCAAGCTTCAATGAATTTTTCTAAAGCGTCGCCATCTGTTGCTGGGTTATATGTAAAGATTCTATCAGTTTCTGAACTAGCAGAGATTACTGCATTTATAACTGCGCCTAATTGGTAAGCCATTGTTCCAGCATTCATTTGCTTAGCAATTTGCATACCGATACGTTCAGCACGAATTCCTACTGCACTAGCACCAGCAAGTGATAATACGTGTGCTGCTTGTGGAACATCTTCCATTTGGTCATATACGTGTTTACAGAACAATGTTTCTTCTGTTAATGTGGCAATTGTTGCTGAATTAGAGTTAAAATATCCTCCGTTAGTTCCAGCTCCTAATGTTCTAAATTGTCCGCTAGCATTTGTAATCTTTGGAACACGCAATACTGCTCCATTTGGGTCTGCTCCTGTTGCATATACTTCTACGATACCTACACCATCGTGGTATAGTTTGTTTTGAATAAGAGAACGAAGAGTAACGTTAGCAACTTTAATCTCTAAAGCTACGTTATTTACTGATAGTCCTACAAAATCTGTAAATGCCATATTTATTTCCTCCTATTTTTAATTTTTATAAGCATTTCTGACTTTATCGACAAAACTGTCTCTCTCTTGGTCTTCTTTTAATATAGCGTTATCACTAGGTTTTGGATGGAAGTTGCCCATAGGGCTTCTTTTCTTGATTTCTTCAAGTTCCGCTTTTAATTCAACGTTGCTTTTCGCATATTCTTCCAATTTTTCTGATGTTTTCGCTTGAGCTTCCATAAGAGTTTTTAAGTCATTGCCGAATGTCTTAATATCTTTTTGTGCATCATTTTCATCTTTTTTGTCATTAGATTCCGCTTGTTTTTTAACTAAATTATCTTGTTCACCCTCTTTTTCAGCTGGTTTTTCATTTAATTTAGATTCTTTTTTAGTTTCATCTAATTTCTCTTGGTCTTTAACTTCGTCTTTTTTTTGACTAGCCGTATTAGTGCCTTGAGTATCGAGTTTAGATTTGTCCTCAACTTTTGTTTCTTGAACCCACCCTAAAATCTCATTTTTTTGTTCTTCGTTTAATGCTAAAAATTCTTCCTTAGTCATTATTTGTTTACCTCTTTTCTTAAATAATTTGAACACGTCTGTTCACCACCTTTTATTTATTGTGGACATACTGCGGAAAGTTAATCAACCTACTCAATACTTTGTATTTTTCTGTTGCAATCGGCAGTATGATTATTCCTCGTTTCTATATCATTTTTAACGATTTTATGCTATAATATAAGTGTAATTTATCGCTAAATCTAGCCTTTTTAACGTCAATTTTTGTCAGTATTTTCATCTTTATTTTCAGGCTGTTTTGGAATATTTATATTGCTAGAATCACCTTTTGAAGGCTGTTCTTTTTGCTCATTAGAATTATCATTTGTGTTTGCTTTTGCTTGTGACTGAATTTCTGCTAAAAGTTTAAGCTCAGCATATTTTCTCTCTACCATTTCATTTAATTGAGCGGTATCTAATTCAGGATACATTCTATGGTAAATATCAAAATAAGGGAAACCGACTTCGTGCATAACTCTAACTTGTTCTGTTGTCACTAGCATATTTATATGATTTTGAGAACTAAATTCTACGCCTATTTTATCTGTTTCTTTATAGAAAACACGCCAAATCTCTAAAAACTCATTTAATGCTTCTTTTAAAATGGAACGTTTCTCTTGTACATAAGAAATAGTTTTTTGCGCTTCATTAGCAATCTGAGTTGCTGTCTTGCTTGAGCCTCCAGCATCTTTTAAATAAGCAAATATATCACTTCCGGCAACACCGATAGCACTTGCAATGTTTTCTGCAAAATTATTTCTAACTTCAACCCATTCTTTTGCTCTTAAAGCAAATTGAACACTCATAGGTTTTTGTTCAGTTTCGCCCATATAAGGCATTTTTGTAAATAACATTCCATCAAAGTCGCTATAATAAGCATTATTAGGGTCAGTTGGGTTTCTCATAAGACTAGGAGTTAAGACTTTACCTCTAGCCAAATATAAATCAGTTATCATTTCGGCGTATGCTTGTTCATAACCAACTAAATAAGAAACTACATTCGCTAACGCACTTTCTCCCATTAAAACTTCAGGAATAGTGTTTGCGCTAGTTAATTTTATAATTTGAACGCCTAAATTAGGCAATAAAGGACTAATATCATTAGGAACACCTATTAAGAATTGATTACCATAATCATTTTTAATTCTTCTCTTAATTTGTTTAGGCAGATCTTCCCAAGTCACTTCTTGATTAGTACCTGTATCAAAAGGTTGAGCGGAAACTACTGAATTTATACCGCATTTTATGATAACTTTAATTTTTGGATTCCAATTTTCATCATAATATCTATTCTCTAATAGGTAATATATCTTGCTTTCTTTTTTTCTGCCTTGTCCATTATCAATATCAGCTGTATATGATTTTATAAAACCTGTGAAACTTATAGGGTCTCCGTTAAAATCTGCTTGATAAAAGAATTGATCTATACGATATACTTTAGGAACTAAGTCTCTATTATTGTTAATAGTAGAAACCATAGCAACAGTTCCACCAGCAAACCAAAATTCAGCTAACTTTTTAATAAACGTTTGAAACTTAAATGCATCGCTCCAAACTCTAAATCTATCTAGAGACTTATTTTCTATCTCTTGTGAATTTTTCTCTTTATAACGATTTTTAAAGAAAACATTACCACCTACGGTTAATTTAGATAATTCTTTAATAATTGAGTTACCTATACGAGTTGAGAAAATACCGTTTCTAGGGTCGTGAAATTCTGGTACATATCCGTGATACCAATTTAACATCAATCTTATATTGTAAAAATAGTATTGTTTAAACTCATCTGGAACTAATTGATAGAATGTGTCACGTATAACATATGAATAAGTGAGTTGTGGATTCAATGATGATATTTTATTTACGCTTTGTAACGTTTGTTGTGTTTGTTCAATTACATTGGTTGACATCAACTCTCAACTCCTCTCTTGCTTAGGTCATCTAACTGATATGGACTAGCGTGATATGCTACAGGGTAACGTATACTATCTGTTCTATCATTAGGAATACTATCGTTAAACTTTTCTGGATAATCTTCACGCCAACAAACTGTTTCCAATTCATTATACAAAGTATATGGATGAATTTTGTTTTTGCTAACTATTTCAGTCCATTCTTCGTGTGTTAACATCAATCTTCGCTCAACAAAAGCATTATTTACTCTATCGCTTGTTTCAATTAGATTTTTTCTTGTGAATCTTACAACTCGGCAATAACCACCGAAATTATATTCAAACTGTTCTGCTAAATCAGTATTATGTCCGTCAAGTACAAATATTTTTTCTATATATTGAAGTCCATATTTTGTCATTAAATTATATAACCATTGTCTAACATACTTATTTGCTAGTACATTATTCATAATCTGACCGTTTTTCTTAGGGTCATGCTGCAATACTTCCCCAAGTTTGCATATCAATTTGCCGTCATTAAAGTGAAATATAGGTGTAATTACTGTCATATCTCTTGTTGTAGAGCCATCTACACCGAAATAAACTCTTTTTACGTTTCTACTAACGCTCTCAAACGAAAAATCATACTCTTTTTTAGTCCTATTATCAATAAATATTTGAGAATTGTCCTCTTTAGGCATTAAAATGTGTTCAGATTGCGTAAAAGCACCATAAACTAAGTCATTTCCACCTACAGGAATACCCATATACATATATTCATAATTTTTAGGATTTAATTCTTTTTCCATTTCTATTGCTTGGATTGTTGCTTTATTAAGCCAATGTTTAATCATTGTCCAATTTGTTTCTATCGTAATGAATGTTGTATCTTTTAATTTTTCACGACACCAAACATTAAATTTTCCATTTACATTTCTGTCACTATTACCTGCATAGATAACTTTTCCTATTTTATCATCTAAATATCTAAGATAAGTTGCTAATGCGTGATTCAATAAGTCTTCAGTTCCAGTAAGCCCACTAAATATTTCTTGAGTTTCTTCAACAATTATTAAAGACAAAGGCCTATCTGGTGATTTACCACGTGATATATTAGATCCGCTCTTACTACCAAGCCCAACACCACTAAAATGTATCTGATTTCCCCAAGCGCTTGTGATTTTTAAAGGCGGACTAGATTTCCATTTAAACTGTGCAAAAATATTTTCAGGTAATTTTTCAAAAAAGAATTTCTTAAGTTCACTAAAGATACTTTCTTGCATACTACTCGAGTTTGCTCTCAAAATTTGAATATCGTGAGTTTTATAGTTGCAAAGATTTATATAAGTTTTTTGAGCTAGTCCAAATGTTTTGCCACCAACACGACCACTTTTAAGAATAAAATTCCTATGTTTCTGGATTTCTTCTTCTCTATCAAGCATTAGCGGTTTAAATTTGTCTAGTATATCAATTCTAAAACTATTCATTTTCACCATCATCGCCAAACGATAACTCTATTTTAAACATATTGCTTTCAGGAATAACGTTTTTATCAGTATCTCGTTTAAACTCGAATTGTTTTCTATTATTCATAATATATTGCCCTGCATATACATTAGGCGGAATATACTTTTCTTTTTCAATAACTCTCTTGTTTGGCTCTCTTGTTCCCATATACATAAGTTGCGTTTCTTTTTCAGTAACAAAAAAACCACCTGCTAATTTATACATTGCATCGATTACGGACATATCTCTATTAGAGTAGCCTAAATCAAAAGCATCATAAATTTCTGGGTGGGAATTTCTCATATCTTTAAATTGTAATTGACTGATACCAAAAATGTTAGCAATTTCTACTAACTGTAAATTCTTTTTAGCACAAGCGATTATTGATTTAATACCATTCTCTGTTAGTAAGAAATCAGTTTTTTCATCTATACTTTTGCCATAAAACTTTTGTGTGGTTAGAAACTCTCTCATCTTATTTGCAAAATCTCTTTTTTCCTTGTTTGTTTCTTTTAACAAGTTTTCAAAGATTTTCCTATCTTGAAGATTATTGTTATAAGCCATTACCACACCTCCATTTTTATTTGACATTTAGTTTTTTTGTGTTTGTTATCTCGAAAATATGAAATTCATTTTTTAAGACATACCGCTTTATTTTATTTTAGCACCCTTTTAGTTGCTTTGTCAACTATTTACACGCTTTTTTATCCTTTTTTCTTTCTAAGCTCTTTCTATCTCTAAGTTTGACATTATCTTTTTTTTATTCTTCCTCAGATTCTATGCTGGGTATAACCCCTTAATATCTCAAAAACATCCACCATATACCCCCTTAAACAAAAAAAGCCTTTAAA